GTGAAGGAAACATACCCGGCAACTAGCTTGGAGACCGCAGCATGTCTCTGGGAGGCCGTTCTTGAGATACTGAACGGCGGGGCAGGCCACAAAGGGTTGCGCGCACAAGCGCAGCGTATCCGCGAGAACATGGGAACAAGCGGGCTGCGTCTGGCGGTCCTGCGTTGGACCGAGTTGGTCGATGCCGATTGGGCGAAGGTCAAAGACGAATACGATCAGCCGTTCGACTGGGAGTTCGTTCCCGAATGGATCGCCCAGAACATCGATTGGTCGGGCGAAACGCCCGTTTACAAGATCGGTGGCCGCGCATGACCGAATGGTTCCGCATCATCGGTGACGAAGCTCTAGCGCAGCTTCACGCCAACCATCGCGAGCAGCTAGCTCTGAAGGGCACGCGGGGCGAACGCGACTTCATGCCCGTCTGTAAGCTGTTCCTGCCCTGGACGAGCGGCACATGGCTGTTGACCGAAATGGACCCCGGTGATGGCCTTGCGTTCGGGCTGGCCGATCTTGGCTACCCAGAACTCGGCTACATCAGCATCGATGAAATCTGGGACGTGGTGGGACCGGGCGGCTTGCGCGTGGAGCGCGATATCCGCTTCCGCCCGACAAAGACGCTTAGCCAATACGCGGCCGCCGCGCGTGAGTTGGGCTACCTTCAGGTTTAGCTAAATAGAATGCGACGGGCTTACGGGTAGCTTGCTCGTCGCGCTCCTAGTATCTTCATTGGGTGCCGGTGGTTTCGACCACCGGCATTCGCCGTATCAGCTTACGCCCTTGGCCTTCTTCCCCCGTTCTGCGTTCTTTGCGCTGACCCACTTGGTGCCCTTGCTGTTCGGGACGTAATCGGCGCTCGGCGCAGCGCCATACTTCTCTACGAACTTGGCCATCCACTCCGCGTTGTCGGGCTGCGCTTTGTTGCCCAGACCCGACGCAGGCGCACGAGTGCGCTTCGCTACCCCGCCAGCGGGCGCGCCGCCTTCGAGTGCGGCCTTGATCTCCGCATCAAGTAAGCCGGCCTCAACGTCCTTCTTCAACGCATCCATGGCGGCGTCGAACTTGTCCGCGGCGATGTAATTGGTCGCCTTGCCACCGATCAGCACCGGGTTGCCGTTCAACTTAGGCGCGAAGCTGATCGCGCTGTTGTGGCCGGTCTTCCAGGCCCGCGTGGGTGGCGTCTTGCCATCGTTGCGCTGCTCCTTGGCCTTGTCGATGATCGCGATGAGGCGCTTACGACGAGGACCGTTCTCGTCCTTTGGTGCGTCGAAGCCGGTGCCCAGCATGTCATCAACGAAACTAAGAAAGCTGACCATAGTGTCCTCCACAAGTGTGGGTGGAGGATAGGCACACAGGCTTACCAGAGTGTCAAGCACAGGCAAAAACGGAGCCCGAAGGCTCCGTTGGGGTAGGTCGTGTAGGGGCGCTTACTTGGCGGGCGTTGCGGCCATCTTCGTTGCGCGGGTCTGCTTCAGCTTGTTCGTGCGAGCCGTCTTCTTCTCGGTCAGAGCAGCAAGCTGCGCGTCATACTCGCCTGCCTTGATGCGATCCGCATAGTAGTCGAGCGCATCGGTGAAGTTGGCCGCTGGCACCGTCATCGCGCACACTTCGACCTCGGTGTCCACGACCTTCGTCCGTTCGAGGATCAGCGGCGTGTTGGAAACGCGGATGGTGAACTCGATCCGGTTGCCGTCGATCGGCTTGAAGTTCTTGCGCCCTTCTGCGCCCTCGCCGGCCGCCATCTGCTCCTTCATCTTGTTGATGTTCGCCAACGCTACGTCCTTGGTGCTGCGCTGCGTGGTTGCCTTATCGGCCGGCAGTGCGGGAACGAGCATCTTGGGGTCGAAACGTGCCACTGTGTAGTTCCTCTGGTCTAGCAGCGCATTGTTGCCTGCCCCAGAACATAAGACATCGCCTCCTAAACAGGACAACGCCTTTATGGCTCTTGATTTCATTCTTTTCTGGTGATCCGCAAGCCACCAGAAATAACCATTAGGCTCGCTGGTCGTGTGAACATACACGACGACTACAACGAAGCACCGGATGGGTTAACGATGTCTGCGACTATTATACAGTTTCCTACGCGCATCGTGGACGGAGAGCGGCTTGCTCTTGCGGGCAGCGCACTACAGGCGGCGGTCCCCTTGCCAAGCAAGGACGCGGAACTCGATTTGCTGCTACAGATCGGCGGGAAGCTACTGGACAACCTCAACGACTGCGAGGCCGTCGATTGCTGGCTAGTTCGGCTGGACCAGTGGCAGAGCGGCGTCTGAGATGATGAGCAAGAGGCATGGCGCCAGAAATCCATCCCCTGGCGTTCATGTTCTGACCCTCATTCTCGCGATCGAGCACGACGATGACGAAGTTACAGACGCCCGATCCCTTGACCATGCGCTTGCCCGTGCTGGACTGTTAGCGCGCTGATGAAGGCGGTAAAGGACGTGCTGCCATGTTCCATCGCAAGCGCAAAATCAGGACGATAAAGCAGCTAAACAGGGAGGCGGCGCTCGCGCGCCTACCCAAGCTCTGCCAGTCCTGTGGCGGCTCCCGCAATGACTTCTACATGAAGGAGGGGAAGCCAAGGTGGCGGACTTGCTCCAACTGTAATGGCCGAGGCGTGGCATGACCTACGAGGAAGCAGCCGCCTACCTGGAGGGATTGTTCTTCTTCGATTATGAAGACCGAGACGTTTGGGCGTTGATGGAGCCGGTATCCGTCTACATCGCACCCGACGAACAACGGGAAATTGATGAGGCCGATGACACCGACGATGTGGAGCTAGAGGAATGGCTTGACGCGTGGGGGCAGAACGGCGGTTTTCGAGTGTGAAGATCTCCGCCCCCGATGCGAGATCTAGTTCTGCGCTAGGGGTAGCGGCAACAGCGCGCCATGCTCATCAACCCGATAGGGAATACCTCGACGCTCCATTAGGACCTCGCCCATCACACCTCCGAGGGTGTGGTAGGTATCATCGCGCTTGAGTATCCAGTCCTTCAGGTTCCCCGAACGCGCAAAGTCGATTACCCACTTGCGGTCGATCACGTGAATGTCCCGCGCACCTAAGACCGCCACAAAGGCGTCCTTCTGGATCGGTTTGATCTGGTTGCCGTGTTCCTCGAACTTCGACGGATCGAGATAGATGCCGCGGTTCTCCACCCAGCAGTGAAGATAGAGGTGCTTGTCCTGGCGATCCTCGCAGGTGCCTACCACTAGCTTGGCTGTCGGCACGTCCATGACGAGCGCTACCGCCCTCTGAAAACAGTTGCCATAAGGGCCAGCAGAGAAGTTGTTAATGGTGGCGGTGAGGTAGCGGAGGTTCATCAGCGACACGGTCTAGCGGTCTCGCTCAAACGGCAGTTCCATGGTGACTTTAGTTCCCAAGGGCATTTCCTCAACGGTCATGTTGGCCTGTGCCATTAGGCTTCCCATCATCCCTCGCATCCGCAGAGCAACCGTAGCTGTCTTGTCTTCAGAGGACAAACTGTCGTTGAGTCGGGCCGATTTAAGGGCTTCCATGTGGGTCTTGCGAGCAGGCGCCAGCAGTAAGTTGTTGATGCCAGCCTCCACATCATCGGTAATGCCAAGCTGATTGGTGTCGAGAAGGAAGGAGACGCGAACGATAGACATATGGGCCACTTAGCCCGCCGCAATTACCACGCAGTTAATAGCCAGAACTCTCCCTGGCTAACTAGAAGATGGAGACGCCAAAGAAGCCAAGAAAGAACGCACGACGACCCAAGGGCATCTGTTGCGAAGATGGTTGCGGGAAAGAGACACGGGGTGGCTACCTCCTACATTGTAACACCCACTACATGCGGCGGAAGAAAGAGGGCCTGGCTGCGCTTAAGGCTCCTGGCAAGCCCGAGTTCAACGGCCGCTGGATCATCGAGGCGACTGGCTATGTGATCGTCAAAGCCGCCGACCATCCACTCGCATACAAGACCGGCTCCGTGTATGAACACAGGAAGGTCGCCTATGACAAGTATGGCCCCGGTCCACACTCGTGTAATTGGTGCGATACAGAACTGGAGTGGACGGAAATTCAGGTCGATCACTTGAATTGGGATCGCCAGAACAACACACCAGAGAACCTGAAGATCAGTTGCCAACCATGTAACGTGAACCGCATCGAAAAGCGAAGCACACCAGAGGCAGAGCCAGCGCCGGACCCCGCAGCCAAACAGAAGGCCATGAGGCTACGCAGCTTGGTAAGGCGCTTGAACGATTGATCCAGGACGTCCGATGCCGCGATGATCCAGCAGTCCGACGACCCCGCGTAGGAGTTTTTGCCGATCGCGCTACCGCGTGCGCCCTTCAGCCGCTACGCTGAGCGACATGGACGACGTTATCAAGCCACGACCATACTATGCGGCCCGGAAATATGGCGCGGCAGCGCGCGGTTTGTCGCTAATCGATCTCCGCGAGCTGCTCTACAGCGCCTTCCAGCATTATGAACACAGCGGCTACTTTGTTGAGGCGTTTGGTTACACGTGCGTGGATCGCGGGTTTGAACCGGGATATGTTGGCGGAAGCTCTGACGCTTATACGCGGCTCACCCTACAGCGCGCAAACCTCTGGCCGATCGAGGACAATTACGAGAACTTCGATGAGGACGACGTTTTCACGCTGATCGAGTTCCTTTTCGACCACATCAGCAAGCCGCTCACCAAGAGCTACCATGATTGGAACAATTGCGGATACCACTACAGCGACTTCGTTCGCGATCTGGGTCGCGAGGAGTTCCGCGAGCGCATGAACCTGCCGCTCGGCCGCTACGGCGACGGCTGGGAGTTGTCCGAGAAAGGAGAGGTCCTAAGCCTCCCGCCCGAGGGCATGAAGACGTTAGTCAGCGCAATCCTTCCCACGAGCGACCGAACGACGACCCAGAAAGTCACCGATGCGACGATGAAGTTTCGTCGCCATGGCAGCAGCTTGACCGATCGACAGGATGCCGTTCGTGACCTGGTAGACGTGTTGGAGTGGTTACGTCCGCAACTGAAGGTGGCACTGATGAAGGAGGACGAACAAGAGCTGTTCAACATAGCGAACAACTTCGGCATCAGGCACTTGAACCAGAAACAAAAGCTACAATACGACAAAGCAGTCTGGCTTAGCTGGATGTTCTACCACTACCTTAACACGATAAACGCCTTCCTCCACATACTTAAGCGTCAGGCATGACCCACTGGGTATTGGCTAAGCACCAATAACGCCTCTCTGTTATAACCACCCTGGTGGCACAGCAATCAGCTAACTACTGGATGCCCAAGAGAACTCCACGCTTCGGCGTTATCCCAGCAGCACCGACTAAGACAATCAACCTGGGTGGAGGCTACGATGGTGAGTGGCGCAAGCTCAGGAACAGGCGCATTGATGCTGAACCACTGTGTAGGCATTGCTCGGCGCGTGGTCTGGTTACACCAGCAGCCGAAGTCGATCACATCAAGCCAAAGGCGCTCGGCGGACTAGATGAATGGGACAACACCCAGAGCCTCTGTAAGCCATGCCACCAGGATAAGACCCGCGAAGATGTGCGCCGCATTCGTCGCGGGTGGTGACGCATCTATCCGCGAGCGGTGAGCGGAACCATTACACCAAGCCACGGTTAAAAGAACGGAGACCCATCGCCTTCCATGCTCCCCCTTCATGGCTGAGCGGTGGGTCTTCCGTTTCATTGAAAGTGATGAACATGCGGGACGCTACAATCGCCGGCATCGGCGACGTCTTGTTGTCGGCATGGCCCACTGACGACGGTTTGGACGATGACATGGCCTCGCTGCTCGCGATGCTGTCAGACGTGCCCTACGAACCCTCCCCTGGCACTCCCGGCCATAGCAGCACCCCAGGCTACCAAACTCGCGCCTGACGCCTGTGTGACCCTCAGACCCAGAGGCGCGTCCGCTTTCCCCGATTTAGGCCGACCGCCTTCTTGCCGCCGCTCCCGAAATCGGACCTTCCGCTGCCGCCCACTTGCGGACACTCGCGCCATCGTAAAAGAAAGGTGATGCGCCTTTCTGCTTTGCTGCTGATCAGCCCACTGCTGCTGTCGTGCGAAAGCCGGCCAGAGACGATTAGCTACTTCAATGAAGTTACGGGGCTAGCGCTCTGCGACGGTGCGACCGTTCGCAACTTGAACGCTGACTCGCCCGACCGTTCACCCGGCTTCGACAGCATTTACATCGTTCTAGTTAAGATGCCGCTTGTCTGCGAGAGTGCGTTTCGCCGCGCAACGGAACGTCGGATCGGCACTGCCTGCGAACGCGCCGAGCGATGTGCCGGAAACACCGTCGAAGGAGACTTCATTGAAGTCCAACCGCTCCAAGCAGGCTTCCGCGTCACTCATTCCACGTGAGCGCGGACGGCTGGTATCCACCCGCTCCGGTCATTCGCATGGTTCAACGCCGCTACGAAAAGTGGACGCTCCGACAGCTTGCGCTCCCCTCCGCACGCCCCGCAGATGCCCTGTAAGGGGCCACACGCGCCTGGAGCAGCCCTGCTGCCCCTCTGGTGCCCCTGACCCTGAGTGACCCCTGTTTGGACCCTAATGTGCCTAGGGGCGCGTCAAAATCTGAGGAACCGACGCTCTCAGCGACACCCACCCCCTCAAAAAGACGCCTGGATGAATTAAAATACCTGGCAAATCTAGCTACCCGCACCGGCTTTCCCCTGGATTAGGTCTAGGGCATCCCGATACAGAAACGGGACCCAGAAGGTAGGCTCTGCTCGTGTTCCGCGGGCTTGAAAGAAGCCTAGCTCTATGAGTGACTGCGCTTTCGCCAAAACCTCTTCTTTCGAGAAACCCCAGATTTCTGACAGGCTTTCGACAGTCTGCTCAGTCTTTTCGCCTTTCAACCTCTCCAAGAACGGCTTCTCTTGCGGATACTCGGCGTACAAATAAGTGTGTAGTCTAGTAGTCGACACTGTCGGCAAAGCTGATTTGAAAACCGACCGATCGAATAGCTTGTCGCCCTCGGGTGGGTTTTCGCCTCGCTCCAAACGTCTGATTTCCTCGTCCTTAATACAATTCAAAAGGTGTATCAGCTCGCGGGGAGCAGTGTTACCTGTTCCGTCAGCGCACCGACCAACCATCCAATCGAAGGTGGTTGCTTTTCGTTCTCCTTGCTCAACCTGCGTTGGAAAGATGCGCTCAAACAGTTCACTTTGGGCCTCAGAACTGGCGAGCACTGCCTCCTTGTCTACCTTCAGTTCAGCAGTTAGCGCCGCGTTACTGAGAACCCTCCGAAGTGTTAGATTAAGCAGCATCGGCGTCGTCCACCGCATGATCTCAAAACGGGTTATATGACTTGCCTCTCGCAGCCCCGCCGACGTTACTCTCTTCCAGATGTCCTCTCGGAGGAATATCTTAAGATGGATGTTGTCAATACCGCGGAGGTCTCCATAGACCCGCACAAGAGCACGTATCGCATTTGCCTCGAGCTCATGGCTCTCTGCGAAAGCGACATCTAGTCGGTCCAGCAAAACCCATATTGAATAGCCTGCCTCCTCCAAGGAGGATCTAACAATTTCGAACATGCCATCAATGGACGTTATACCCCTGAGCCTAAGGTCGTGGCTGGGCTCAGCCAGAGCTATTCTGCCAATCACGCCAGACGGCGTACCAGTATTCGGGTCTAACTCTACGCCCGCTTCTAGCTTGCTTTTGAGAAGCCTTCTTGTGAAACTCTGGGCCAGCCTTAACAGACCTGCGAGGTTTAATTCACGTTCGAGCAAGCCAGCTTCCTCAAGCGGACCGACTACCGCCGACATTTTTCCGGTCGCGATCCCGTACTCGCGCAGCTTATGGACAATGATAGTTAGGATATAGATCTTCCAAAGAACAATGAACTCGGCCTCGCTCGTTGGAGGATCGGAAAGAAGGTCTTTAAAGACCGTGGTCCCTCGCGGGTTCTCGCCACTTACCTGAAGAACGTTTCTGTCGAACATAAGGTCGCGGGATTTGTCGAGGAGCAGGTATATTGCGCTCTTACCTGCGCCCTTCTCTCCGCGGACGATGTCCACATCGCCACGAGCTATCCGACTCCATTGGTCCGTTTGAACAAAGTAGTCTTGAAGCTGGTTCACCTCTTCCTCAGCGACCTGAGACCCAAACGACAGGCCTTTGAGTAGATTAAGACGGTCCATATGGGCTCCACCACAGCATTCTGGCTAGTTTAGCCTGCGCTAACGCGCTCAAGCAATCATCTAGTGCGCTGAGGGCTAAGTAATGAGTGAAACGAGGCCCAAAACCTAAACAACCGCACGAAACTGGCCTAGCCAGCAAGCCCGTCATGCCAGATTACCTCACGGCAGCGGCCAAGGACGTGTGGTTCGAAGAAATCGAGTTCGTCGTCGCCAAGGGCATCAATGCCAGCCACTCAAGCACCTTCGCGACCTATTGCTCCCTTGAAGCGCAGTGCCGCGCGATCTTCGCGGCCGGCGACGTGCCCCGAGGCGCATACCTGAGCGAGAAGCGTAAGCTGGCCGAGCTGCTGGGCATCAGTGGCCTAGCGGGACGCACCACAACCGGCACGCCGGCCAACCCACTACAGGCAGAAGCTAACCCCTACGGCGCTCTGCCGGACGCGTAACCGTGCGCCAGGGCAAGGGGCACTTCGCCAGCATAGCCATTCGCTATGCGGAACAGGTCGCCGCGGCCGAGATCCCCGCGTGCTGGCAAATTCAGAGTTCCTGCCAACGCTTCCTTGATGACATCGCATCCGACGCATGGACGCTGAACGCGGCCAAGGTCGAGCGCGTCTGCCTCTTCGCGGAGACGTTCCCGTATCTGGAAGGCCCGCTCGCCGCCAAGCGACTGAAGCTGCGCTTGGAGCCATGGCAGGTCTGGATTTTGGCGAGCATCTTCGGGCTGGTCGATGCCGATGGCTACCGCAAGCACCGCGAAGCCTTCGTCTTCATCCCCCGCAAGAATGGCAAAAGCACCTTCGCCGCGGTGATCGCGCTCTACATGCTGGTCGCGGACTACGAGCAGCGCGCTCAGGTCTATATCGGCGCGACCGCGCTCAACCAGGCCGACTTCTGCTTCCAGCCGTGCCGCGACATGGCTCTGCGCGCACCCGGCTTCGCCCAGCATTGGGGCGCCCGCGTCACCAAGAAGAAGATCGAGTTGCCAGATGGCAGCTTCCTCGAACGCATGATTGGCGATCCGCCCGACGGATCGAACCCGCACCTCGCCATCCTGGATGAGGCACATGAAAACCATAACTTCGCACGCCAGCGCGAGACGATGCGAACCGGCATGGGTGCCCGAACCCAGCCCCTGCTCATCACGATCACCACGGCCGGCTTCAACGAGGCCGGCGATTGCCGCACCCTTCAGTCGCAGTGCGAGCAAATCCTTGCCGGTGAACTGACCGACGCACGCCGCTTCTCGGCCATCTACACGATCGACAAGGGCGACGATTGGCGGGACTTCGATGTCTGGAAGAAAGCCAACCCGAATGTGGGTGTCAGCTTCACCGAAGCGCGCCTTCGCGAACTCTACCAGACGGCCATGGACGTGCCGAGCGAGAAGCCCGGTCTCCTGACCAAGCATCTGAACGTCTGGCAGTCGAGCAGCGATGCTTGGGTCAACATGCGCGATTGGGATGCCAATGCGGATGCTCTGCCCTTCGATCGCGTCATCAATCAGGGTTACAAAGCTCATATCGGCGTCGATATGTCGAAGGTAGTCGACGTCACGGCCATCGGTTTGCTGGTCGATGTGCCGGCAGACACCGGGCTAGAGCACCATTTCTACCCGTTCTTTTTCCTTCCCCAAATGGCAGTCCAACGCCAGCCGAAGAACGCAACGGCCTATCAGGAATGGGAAAGTGACGGTCATCTGATCCTTACGCCCGACGAAGAGACCGATTTCGCGGCCGTAGAAGCGAAGCTGCGCGAACTTGCCGGGCAGTTCAACGTCCAGGGCATCGCGTTCGACCAGTGGCAGGCAGCGATGATGGCGCAGCGGCTTGGCCAGGACGGCCTACCTGTCGTCACCTACCCGCAGAACTTCTCCAACCTCCATCCGCCGATGAGCCGTTTCGAGAAGCTGATTGCGCTTGGGCAGATCAAGCACAACGGCAACCGCATGATGCGCTGGATGGCAAGTAACGTAGTCGCTCAGCGCCGAGACGAGTTCATGAAGCCCGCGAAGCCGCCGCGCAGAGACGAAGCGAAGATCGACGGCTTCGTGTCTCTGATCATGGCTCTGGGCCTTGCGAGTGTCGCGGCACCCACACCTGTGGAGGTGTGGCTGGACGTCCTAGATTGAGACAGCGGATAACCCGTTATGTTTTTTAGTGGATCGGCGCACCGCGACGGCTCATGAGCTTTTCAGGAGACGGCAAATGGCTCTTGATCGAATTCACCTTCGTAAGCTGCTGAAGATCCTCTTTCTTCCGCCTAATCGAGTTACCTCCGCGTTGAGGGACGATATTCGTGAAGAGATTGCCAGAGAAGCTGGCCGAGATAGTGGCGGGGGCGACTTCTACGGTCCGTTCTGGGCAGACGCTAAGGCGCACGTATTCGGCACGGGCGACCTCCACGCGATGGTGGACGATCGCATCGAAGCACTCCGCGCACGTGACAATCTGTATCCGCAGCTTCGAAGCGGATTTCTCACGTGGTGGAATGAGCGGCGCCGTTGGACGAACGAGCCATTTCGGCCAGGACGCACCTTGAAAGCGCATTTCCCGATCCCTGGATTAGACGCGACCGTAAAGATCGACAACATCCTGTCTGTTCGGGACGGCAGGGATGAAGAACACGTCGTCTATCCATACTTTGCGCCTGATCCGGTGCTTTCAGATCGAGCAGCCCAGCTAGGGCTTTGGTTGCTAACGAGCGCCCTTCCACAGGTACCACCCGGCGGAATTCGTATCCTCGATATTATCAGAGGACGGACGTTCTCTCTGGATCGCAACCCGCTAACCGGTGATGAGGCAGAAGAGTTTCGCCGCCGCTATGCGGCAGCACTCGAGCAAAGAGCTGATCTCCGGCGCGAGTATGATTGACGGGCTGAGGCCCCTGAACAAATGAAGATCTAAGTAAACGGCTTCCATCCGTGCTAAGTAAAGGATGGGACTTCTTGCTCAATTCTTCGGCCTAGAGCGCAAAAGCGACGCGGCCATCACCACCTCTCACGACCTACGCAGCGCCATCAGTCAGGCAGCGCGGTCCGCGGGCGAAGAGGTAAACGACAAAACAGCGATCCAGGTCAGCGCGGTGCTTTGCTGCGCTCGCGTGATCGCAGAAGGCATGGCGCAGGTTCCATGTAAGGTCTATCGCGAGGACAGCGCCGGATCGCCGGTAGAAGCGCGCGAACACCCGCTCTACTTGCTGCTGAACCGCAAGCCCAACGATTGGCAAACCAGCTTTGAACTGCGCGAGCAGATCGGCTTCCACCTCGCACTCAAGAACAACGCTTATCTGTTCAAGAACCGCGTCGGCAACAAGATCACAGAGCTATATGCGTTCCAGCCGAACGCGGTGACGGTCAAGCAGAACGACGACCTAAGCCTAACCTACGATGTCGCGTTCGCCGATGGTGTTCAACGCGAAGTTCCTGCCGAGGACATCTGGCACATTCGCGGCCCCAGCATGGATGGCGTCAAGGGCATCGATGCCGTTGAACTAGCCTGTAACGCGATTGGTCTTTCCCGCGCCACGGAGAACTTCGGAAGCAAGCTCTTCGAGAACGGCGCGCGTCCAGGCGGCATGTTGACCACGCGCTCTGGCGGTCAGCCCCTCACCGCAGAGCAGCGCGCAGAGATCAAAAAGCTGTGGAGCGAGCAGCACCAGGGCACGGCTAATGCCCACCGGACCGTGATGCTGCCGTTCGACCTGGAATTCACTCCGGTCCACAGCACCGCGAACGAGGCGCAATGGATCGAGAACCGCAAGTTCCTCATCCGCGAGATTTGCCGCTTCTTCCGTGTCCTGCCGATCATGGTCATGGAGGACGACAGCACCAGCTACGCGTCCGTTGAGCAGCTATTCTTGGCTCACCTCACCCACACGCTGATGCCTTGGTATGAGCGTTTCGAGCAGAGCGCCGAAAATGCTCTTCTGACCGAGCAGGAGTTGCGCGACGGCTATTCGATCAAGCTGTCCGCGAACGCGCTCCTGCGCGCCAGCCACAGTGAGCGCGCCTCCTACTACCAGACCATGAAAACCATCGGTGCGATGACCGCAAACGAGGTCCGCGCGAAGGAAGACATGCCGCGCAGCACCGATCCTGAAGCCGATAAGCTGATGGGCGCAGCAAACCTATTCGGTGGCGCAAACAAGCTGCCCAACTCGGCCTCTCGGGCCACCTCCCAGAACGATAATAACGATGAGGTAGAGAAGTGACCCCTATTGAGCAAAAGGCGGTCGCCCGCCTCGAATGTAAGTTCGACAGCGTTGCGGATGCCGAAGGCAAGATGACCTTCTCGGGTTACGGTGCCGTCTTTGGCAACGTGGACAGCTATGGCGACGTGATCGCGCCCGGTGCCTTCGCCAAGAGCCTCGCGGGCCACCAGACGGCCGGCACATCGCCCATGATGTTCCTCAACCATGACGCCTTCAATAGCCTGCCGATCGGCCGATGGACCGATATGTCGGAAGACGGCTACGGCCTGAAGGTCACTGGCGAACTGCTCGACACCAGCATGGGCCGCGACACCTACGTGGCGCTCAAGGCTGGCGCGATTACCGGCCTGTCGATCGGCTTCTACCCGGTCAGATACACTCTTGGCACCAAGGCCAACGAGCCACTTCGCACCCTTGAGGAAGTCGAAGTTGTGGAAGTGTCGGTCGTCGGCCTGCCGGCAAACGGCAAAGCTCGTGTTCAGGCAGTCAAGAGCCTGGGCGAGAGCATGAGTGTCCGCGATCTTGAAAGCCTGTTGCGCGAATGTGGCCTGAGCAAGTCGGAAAGCATCGCAGTAGCGAGCCAATTCGAGAGCAAGAGCGAACTTGCCGAGAAGAAGGCGATTAACGACGCGATCAACGACCTAATTGGCAAGATGCGAGCCGCATAACCATCAACTGATAAGTAAAAAGCAAACCAAGCACGGAGGGACTCTGGCGTCGAGGTTTCGATCAATTCACCGAGACAAAGGAGCCCATAATGGCCGATCTCAACGACCTGATGAACGCCTTCGAGGAGTTCAAGAATACTAATGATCAGCGCCTCACCCAGATTGAAGCGAAGGGCAGCGCAGACTACGTTACCACCGACAAGCTGGACAAGATCAACGCTGATCTGACCGCACTTCAGGCATCCGTCACCGACGTTGCCAAGAAGTCCAACCGTCCAGGCGCAACCAGCATCAACGCTGACGAGGATGCCCACGCAAAGGCGTTCAACGGCTTCATGCGTAAGGGCATGGACGCAGGCCTCGAAGGTCTGGAGCAGAAGGCAATGGTCACCACTGGCGGCACGCCAGAGGGTTCGACCGGCGGCTATCTCCTGCCTAAGGTGGTTGAGGCTGGCCTGTTCAAGGCCCTTGAGACCCTTAGCCCGATCCGCAGCATGGCATCGGTTATCTCGGTTTCGTCCGACGACTACCGCTTCCTCTCGAACCTACACGGCGTTGATGCCGGCTGGGTTGGTGAGACCGACGCACGTCCTGAGACCCAGACCCCAACGCTGAGCGAGACCCGCGTCCCAATGGGCGAGATCTACGCTAACCCTGGCGTTTCGCAGCGCGCTCTCGATGACCTCTCGGTCAACGTGGAAGCCCTGCTCGCCGAGGAAGTCGCACGCGCATTCGCGATCAAGGAGAACGCTGCGTTCGTGAACGGCGATGGCGTCAACAAGCCAATGGGCCTGATGGCTACGACCGGCATCGCGCAGGTCAAGACCGGCATCGCAGCCGCGCTGCCTACCAACGCAGACTTCATCTTCCAGATGATCTACGGTCTGGGTTCGGCTTACCGCCAGAACGCCCGCTTTGCTGCCGCTTCGGCAACCATCGCGCAGGTTCGCACTCTGAAGGATGCCAACAACAACTACCTGTGGCAGCCTTCGCTAATCGCGGGCGAGCCAGCCACCCTGGCAGGTTACGGCCTGACCGAAATCTCGGAGATGGATGCGGTTGCCGCTGGCAAGCTGCCTCTCGTGTTCGGTGACTTCAAGCAGGGCTACCTGATCGCTGACCGTATCGGCGTTCGCGTGCTGCGCGATCCGTTCACCAAGAAGCCTTTCGTGCTGTTCTACAGCACCAAGCGCGTTGGTGGCATGGTCCGCGACAAGCTGGCTTTCATCACCCTGAAGGTGTCTGCCTGATCCTCTAACCGGATAAGGAATGGAGAAGCGGTCGGAAACGGCCGCTTCTTCTGTTTCTGCTAAGTAATCGATGGAACTTACCGTCATTACTCCGCAGGAGGTCAAGGATTGGTGTCGCATCGACAGTGATGCCGACGACGCCGCGATCCTTCTCCTCATCATCGCCGCGCAGGAACAGGCGCAGACCTACACAGGTCGCCTTTTCACCCCTGATACGTGCCCTGCTAGCATCAAGCAGGCGATCGCCGTGTTCTCGGCTGACCTATACCGCAATCGCGAGGGTCAGACGGTTGGTGAGAAGACGTTCTACCGCCTCCTGAACCCCTTCCGTGCCGGTGATCTATGATCGACGCCGGCTCCCTCGACCGTCGCATCACGATCCTTGGTTCGACCAAGACCCGATCACCCACAGGTGTGGAAAAGAGCGCATTCGCTCCGATCGCCACCGTTTGGGCCGGTCGGGAAGCGCTCAACCTGCGTGAGACCACGCGCATGGCGGGGACCGACGAGGCCGCAGAGGCCAAATTCGTCATCCGCCATAGCCCCGGCATCACCACTGCCAACCAGATCGAGTGCGACGGCCAGCATTACGCGATCGTAGGCGTGGACGAGATGCCCCGCCGCGAGGGTCTGAAGCTGCTCGTGAGGGCCATCTGATGGCTACTCGCAACACCTTCCACATGTCGGGCTTCAAGGAACTGGAAAAGGCGCTGAAGGCGCTTGGCCCTGAGGTAGCGACGAAGACCGGCGCCGCCGCCGCACGCAAAGCCACGAACGTGATGCGCGATGCCGTGAAGGACCGCGCCCCGTTCGATCCTGGGCCAACCGAGCGCACCTGGACGAAGAAGGACGGAAGCAAGAGCACCGCCGATTACGGCCACCTAAAGGACAACATCAAAACCAAGAAGGTGAAGGCTCGAAAGAACCACACGGTGGCTTTCGAGGTGACTACCGGCAACGCTTTCTGGGGTCGCTTCTCTGAAAACGGCACCGAGCATGAACCCGCCAAGCCGTGGTTCAAGCCCGCTCTTGATGATGTCGCCCCCAAAGTCGTGGAAACGCTCCAGGCTGAACTCAAGAAGGGCGTCGATCGAGCCGCCAGGAAGGCGCGCAAGTGATTGAAGCAACGCTCTACGGCATGTTGGCAGACCTATGCCCGAACACATTCCCCAACGTCGTTCCTAAAGGCACAAGAGCGCCGTTCGTCACCTACAACCGCGTCAGCACGCCACGTTTAAGGGACTTCGACGGTCCTACTGGCAATGCGATGCCCACCTTCCGCGTCGATGTTTACGCACTCGACTTTGACGAGGCCCGCGCTCTCGCGAACAGCATCAGGATCAAGTTGGACGGCTACCGCGACGCTGTTGTCCAGAGTTGCGCGCTCATCAACGAAATGGACTTGAGCGACTTGACTAGCAACTCGGCTCTGTCCCGCGTCCAGTTGGAGTTCAAGGTCAGCCACAAGGAATAAGTAATGGCGAAGCCCCTTGTTGGGCTTAGCCCAATAAGGAGAAGCCAAAAATGGCCACCGGAATTAACAGCGCGGGCACCAAGCTCGAAATCAACACAACTGCCTCGACCTACGTTCAGGTCAAGGGCTTCACCGACTTCAGCGGCCTCGGCTCGGGTTCGGCAGCAGTCATCGACACGTCGGACCTCGACAGCGTCGCGAAGGAGAAGTCCATGGGCATTCCTGACGAGGGTCAGGTGTCCTGTAACTTCATCTATCTGCCCAAGGATGCTGGTCAGGTGGCCATGCGCGCCGCTCGCGGCACCCGCGCAGCAACCAAGTTCCGCATCACGCTCAGCGATGGCACCAAGTATGAGTTCACCGCTTACGTTCTGACCTTCGATCGCGGCGTTCAGCAGGACGACGTTGTTAAGGCGTCGAGCAACCTCGAAATCACTGGCGCAGTTGTTGAGACCGCGGCTGTCTAATGGCCACGCTACTCAGCCGCACCGCTCTGCTATCGGCTAAGCTGCCGCATCGTGACGTTCCGGTTCCAGAGATGGGACCGGACGCCACGGTGCGCGTCAGGCAGATGAGCGTGAACACCCGTGCTGCCTACCTTGAGCGCATCCGCCAGCATAGGCAGGCTCTCTTCGCCTATGAGGACGATCAGGAACTACCTGCGGGTCAGCGCAAGGGAGTGGCGAAGCCGGCCGATCTCGATATCGGCATCCTCGCGCTCGTTTACAGCCTCGTGGACGAGGATGGTAACACCATGTTCGTTGAGGCTGACATGCCCCTGTTCAACGAGTGGGCGCACAACGCGGTTACGCGCATCTACGAGGAAGTGATCGCGCTCAACCAATACGATCAGTCGCCAAGCGCGGCCGTCGAAATCGAAAAAAAAGACTGAGGACTGATCCTCACCGTCGCTTCCAGTTCCGCTTGGCTCTGGGTCTGGGAAAGACCCTCGCCGAGTTGGAGCATATCAGCAACGACGAACTCAACGCATGGATGGCCTTCTACGACCTAGAGCCGTGGGGCTGTCCTGCCGATGATCACCGTGCCGAGTTGAGCCTACACTTACTCTACGCGATCAACTCGAAGCCAAACGCGACCATCCCGCGCTTCATCGACCGCGACCCCCAGAGCAACATCAAGCCCGATCCAACACCAGAGGAGTTGGACAACAGCATTCGCGACTTCTTCGCCGGCAAGACGGTCAAGGCCGAACCTGCGCCAGCACCAACCAACAAGCCCCGCAAGGTCCGCAGCGACAAGGGCAAGAAGCGCCAACCTCCCGCTAAGTAAGAAGACAAAGATAAGAGCGCGGGAGGCGCCTACATGGGCCAGCAAATTGGATCACTCTACGCCAGCATGTCGCTGGAAAGCGCCTCGTTCCTAAGTGGACTTGAGCGCGCAACCAAAGCCACCGACCGCGCCAGCAAGGCAATCGAGAAGGGAATGGATCGCGCTAGTCTGGCGGTCAAGGGCTTCGTAGCGGCTTTCGTCGCGGACAAGACCATCGACGGCGCGGCGAAGTTCCTCGAAATCGCGGACTCTTCCAAGAAGATGGAAAGCCAGATGAAGCTGGCAACAGCGCAGTTTGGCAACCAGGGCCAAGCCATGCGCGATACCAACGCTATCGCGAAGGAAACTCGAAGCGAAATCGAGAGCATCAACGACCTGTATGCCAAGTTCATGCCGACGACCAAGGAGCTCGGCCGCAGCCAGCTAGATAACGCTCGTGCCACCGAGACCTTTGCGAAGGCGATGAAGGTCAGTCAGGCCAGCACGCAAGAGCAGATGTCCGCTTCCCTCCAGATGGGTCAGGCGCTCTCCGGCACGAACGTCCAGTGGGAAGAGCTGGGCCAGATCATGGAGGCGTCACCGCGCCTCGCTCGCCTCTTCACCGAGAGCCTGGGCGTCACGCGCGGCGAACTCAAGAAGATGGCCGAGGACGGCAAGCTGACCTCCAAGATGCTCTACGACGCGCTGACCAACACGAAGATGACCGCGCAGATCGACGCGGAGTTCAAGGAACTGCCCAAGACCTGGGAGGACTCCAAGACGCTCATGGAGAATGCGTTGAACGACCTAATTGGAGCGTTCGACCGCGGCGCAGGCATCAGCGAGGGCATCGTTGAGGCGATGGGCGAAGGCACTGACGCAATCGACCTCATCACTCAGGTCGCGGAGGAAGCCGGCGTCGATATCCGTGCCGTGTTCATGGGATTGGACAACGTGTTCGACCCCATGGGCGAGAACTCCAGCAACGTCATGGCTGCGATCCGTAAGGATGCGGAATACACTCGCGAGACCATCGGCAACCTACTGCGCTTCATCGACAAGGCCCACAACGCATACGCCTGGGCCGATAATCTGGGCACTCGTGCGGAGAACTTCATCACGGGCGGCAATAAGCCGCTCAAGGATGAAAACTGGGACATGGGCGACGACTTCGATCGCGGCTACCAGAAGTCGCGCGTCGAATCCGCTCGTAATCGCCTTGTTCGCACGATCCGCATCAACGGCGGTAACGACTATAAGAAGTTCGATGGAAAGGGTCTAAGCGACAAGCAACTTCAGGACGTTTCCAAGAAGGTCTATGCCGACATCAAAGCCGGTCGCAATGTCGTCCACGGCACCGGCAAGACACCTCCCAAACCCAAGGACGAGAAGGCCGACAAGGCAGCGGAGACGGCTCGCAACAAGGCGCAGCGTGCCGCCGATAAGGCTGCTCGTGAAGCGGAACGCGCGGCAGAGACGGAGCGCCGCAACAAGGAAGCGTTCGTCGCTGACCTGAACCGCAGTGCCCGTGAGGAACTGGACAGCAAGGCCGATCTGGCATCCGTAGCATCGGAGCGCTTCAACTTCGAACGCCAGAAACTCGATGTTGAGCGCAAGAGCCGCCTCGATCAAATCGACAAAGACGGTCCTGAGGGTAGCAAGCGTTACAGCGCCGCGCAGGTCGCAGAACTCAAGGCGATTGAAGAGCGCATCACGCTCAATCGTGGTCAGGCGATCACGCTAGAGGAAGAGGCGTTCAAGACCGAAGAGCGATTGAAGCTGGTTGGTGCCAGTTTAGATAACGCTGTCGAGATCGCGCAGCTGGACGTCAACATGGCGCGCACTGCCAAGGATCGCCGCGCCGCCGAACACCGCCTGCTTGATCTGCGTGTCCAGCAAGAGAAGCTGGCCCTTGAGGCGATCATCGCCTCCCGCGCCAGCACGGAAGCCGAGAAGCAGATTGCCCGCGCACGTCTCGCCCTCATTCCCAAGCTGGCAGAGCGCCAGGGGCAGCAGATTGACGAGCAGACCAAGGGTCCGCTGGGCGCATACCTCGACAGCATCCCCCGCACCGGAGACGAAATCAACGAGGCGCTTGAGGATGTTCAGGTTCGCGGATTGGAGGGTCTGAAGGGCGGATTGATGGACGCGATTAAGGGCGTCGGCAGTCTGGGCGATGCGTTCTCGAACATGGCCGATACCGTTATCGACGGCCTTCTCGACATCGCCCTTCAGCAACTCCTCATCAAGCCGCTAGGAAGCGTGCTATTCGGCGGTGACAGCGGTGGCGGTGGCCTGTTGGGCGGCATCATTGGCGGCATCAGCAAGGCTGCGAGCGGCGGGCTTACCGGCAAGGCCAATGGCGGTCGCGGCAATCGTGGCCGCTACCTAGTTGGCGAGCATGGACCCGAAGTTGTGGAAATGAACGCGCCATTCCACGTGACGCCAAATCACAAGCTGGAAGACGTTCGGGGTTCCAGCGTCGGCGGCGTAAACGTCACCTTTGGTTCGATCACCAGCAACGATCCGGCCGCTGTGAAGGCGATGGCCATTCAGGCAATTGCCGAGATGGCACCAATGCTCACCACGAACGCGAAGAACGCCACCATCGCGGAGTTGCGCCGCCCACGCATGTGAATGGGCGTCCGCTTCAGGAATCGGCTTGATCTATCACCTACGACCGAGATTGGGAGGAAAGCGGACGTCGTATTCGATCAGAAGCGGCGGGTTCGCTCTGGATCATGGAAGCGGGGTTTCAACGGCGAACGATAGTCGAGTGACCACTCACTCTTTAGTATGATCCAGCATACCCCAACCAGCACGCACATAAGACAGTATCCAGCCACATAGAGAGCAAACATGCCGGAATTGGTGTGGCTGCTAATCTGACCATATCTTCGAAGAACTACCACGCCATCGAGAATATCAACACCGCCAACAACCAGAAGAACCGTCGCGAAAGCCGTTAAGAGCAGTAGTTTCCAAGGGCGGTTACGAAGCCGCATCATCTATTCCTATCGAGGGCATCCAATCTGCTGATCGCTGCCAAGCCCTAAAATCGCGTATATGCCGGTGCGGCCGAGGCCGATGATGGGCGTTTTCAGCCTGTCCGCTTTTGGGAGCCGCTTAGACGGCCAAGAACGGCCGCAAGTCGTGGTTAACGGACATCGCTGCTTCGCCGCACCGCTAAGGGCAGCAAGATAACCGGCAGTGGAGCAAGGCAGCGGAGGGGGCGAAAGATTGCGGAAAAGTAGTCGTTTTGCGGCCACCCGCTCAGCAGCGTCCAGAGCAACGGAAAGGGGTTCACCCGGAGCCCTACGCTAAGGATGCCGGTCAGCGACAGGAACAACACGCACCAGACGGCAAGGACAAACCAGTACCAATCCGCAAGGCGAAGCTCGTCCAGCATTGGAGGATCGTGGCGGCTACCGCCGTCGTCCGCAAGTGGGCGTAAGCGGAAACTCCGCCTTCGGGCACCGGCGCGGTAATAGCTGCCGTTCCGCTTTCGGGAAGCGCCTCAACCACCCCTGATGACTGGAATGGGTGGGAAGCGGACATTGAGGCATCCGCAGATACTCCACGATATTAACCTTCCGCTGCTACAATCGCGGAATGAGCGATGCGGAACGGATAGGTTATCGATGGGCGAAATGGGCTGATGCCCATCCCAAATCGGCGAAGATAATCGCTGGAAGCATCATACTCTGCTTCGGTGCCCTGATGGCGCTGCTTTCGTGGAATTACGTGACCGACAAGCCCGCAAAGGCAATCCCGAGGTTCATAGCTATCGGGATCGGCGTCTGCATCCTCATGCTGATCGGCTATCCGAAGAAGATCGGCAAGGGTCATACGCTCAAGGACAGTTCGGTGAACCAAAGCCCTCTCTGATGTCAGAAGTGGGCGTAAGCGGAATGTCCGCTTTTTCGTGATTGTGCTAAGTATGCGATGGCCACTTATCCCATCGCATTTCCGGCGAAAGCACCGGCACAAGAGAAGCTAACCATCCAGCACAAGCAAGCTGCGATGGAAAGCCCGCACACCTTCGCGCAGCAGACGGTCAGCAACGCCGACCATTGGGTTCTGGAATTCGATTGGCCGCGCATGAGCCATGCGGACGCCGATCGCATCCAGGCTTGGATCGACAGCCTTCGCGGTCAGCTTGGCTCTTTCACATACACGCCCCGCAACAGCTTCAAATCTGCCCTCGCAGGGCGCACAGTTGCCCAAGCGGCGTTCAGCTACGCCAATACCGTCAACATGGGCGGATGGGCCGCAGGCGCCGTCTCAGGGCTAAATCTGGGGCAGTATTGCCAAATCGGTGAACGCCTCCATCGCATCACGTCTGCGCCGGCCTATGCCGACGCGAACGGCCGCTGCCTCGTGGAAGTCACGCCGCAGGTTCGCAAGACGCAGGCAGCGGGCACCGCGATTGAGTTCGCCAATCCCAGGGGCACGTTCCGTCTCATCAGCGCAGATAGCTACGGCTACTCCCTCGATATCGACCGCCGGCCCAGCTTCCCGACCATCCAGGCAAAGGAGGCTCTGTAATGCGCGTCGGCACGAACGCCGAGGTGCTAGCGGCGCTCGCCGCCAAGGGCATCACGACCGCAATCCTTGGTCGCTTGGATTTCAAGAACGAGACAATCGGCATCTGGACAGGCGCAGATAGCCTCACCGTAACGGGCAGCGCAGACAGCCTGCTCAACAACATGACCTTCGACCCGCTGGTTCATGGCGTCGTCCTGGATATCGGCGAAAACAACATGAGCATGGCAGGCAGCGACAGCCTGAAAGTCACGCTCGGCCTTCCTGGCGATCCCAGCGTCGCAGTCAGCGCGGCCATGGTGGACCCCGACGAGTATCAGGCCCGCCCCGCAACCCTCTGGCGCGCGATCATGATCACCAGCCCGACGCCGGGCGCACCTGCCACGTGGGCGTTTCGACGCATTCGCACCGGTCGCATGGACACCCTTGAAGTGTCGAATGACGGCAGCGTCCAGAAGTTCACGCTCGGCATCGAGGGGCACGCAGGCCTGATTAGCGCAGCCACCGGGCAGACCTACCAGAGCCAGAGCGCATTGGATCCCGCCGATACCAGCCAGGACTACGTGCTGGCCTGTGCCAACGGTTCCCCGGCCCCGTCGCGTGGTGGTCCCGTGGGTGGCTTCTGGGGTGGCGCTTACGACGCCATTCTGGCGAACCAGAACAAGAACTGGAACTTCGACCAGTAACTCGCCAATTCAGCTAAGTATTGGATGGACCTTCCATCCCAAATCATCCGCGCTCCCGATTGGGAAGACCGCCTCTCAACTTACCTCGATCGCGTGTCGGAAGAACCCTTTGCTTGGGGTTCTCACGATTGCGCCTTGTTTGCCGCTGGCGCAGTCAGGGCCATGTCGGGTATCGACCCGGCCGCAGCCTTCCGCGACCAGTATGACACGCGCGAGGGTTCCGCTGCCGCGCTGCGCGAACATGGCGCCGGCACGCTGCTCAAGACGGTCTCGGCCTGGTTCGGCCCTTCCAAGCACGTCAGCCAGGCCAAGCGCGGCGATGTCGTCATGCGCGACCGCACGACGCTGGGCATCTGCGTCGGCGCTTACTCCTACTTCGTCGGCGAAGAGCATGGTCAGCACGGCCTAGTCGCCATCCCGACTGCCGACTGCTCGCGCGCATTCACTGTGCTCTTTGAAGCGACCTCCAACGCGGAGGGCCGCTGATGTCGAAGGTCCTCAAGGTCGTCGCGATCGTCGCGATTGCGGTTGCGGTCGTCGTCTTCGCCCCCGCGATCGGCGGGGCACTCGCCAGTGTCATTGGCTCCCTGGGCATCGCTACCGTATCGGCTGCCGCCGTTACGAGCTGGCTCATCGGTGCGGCGATCACCACGGCGCTAAGCGCCGCCCTGACCCCGTTTCGCAAGACGCCCAGCATGTCCAACTCAATGGCGGACAGGCTCCAGGGCAGCGTCAATCCGACTGCCCCGCGTAAGATCGTCTTCGGTCTGACCGCCGCCGGCAACGATGTCAGGTTCTTCGAAACCTACGGCAAGAAGAAGGACCGTTACGCTCAGGTCGTCGCGCTCGCTTCGCACAAGATCAATGCGGTTCAGGGCTTCTATGTCGAGAACGATCTTGTCTCGACCGGCAATGGCCTAATCAGCCACCAGGACGGCTTCGAGAGCGTTCGCGCGGTCACGGAAGGTCGCCCTGGCAACGGCTTTGCCGCTGGCTCCGGCACCTACTGGCGCAACACGGCCAGCTTCACCGGCTGCGCCTACATCGCGCTTACGTGGAAGCTGAGCAACGACGCTTGGCCGAACGGCATGCCGTCCGCGACGCGCACGATCGTGGAGGGTTGCCCCCTCTACGATCCTCGTCTCGACAGCACCAACGGCGGTCAGGGCAATCACCGCCCAACCGATCAAAACACCTGGGGATGGCGCAACGGCGGCGTCGAAATTGGCCGCAATCCGGCCCTCGCCCTGCTCGCTTACCTCATTGGCTGGCGCATCAACGGCAAGCTGGTCTGGGGCATGGGCGTTCCGCTCACCAACATCGACCTCGATAGCTTCCGCACCTTCGCCAACGTCTGCGAAGAGCGTGTTGCCACGCAGGCTGGCTATACCGTCCAGCGTTACACGTGCGACGGCATCTTCAGCACCGCAGACGGCCACGACACCGTAATCAACGCCATCACGGCGGCGATGGGTTCGACCAAGCTGGTCGATGTCGGCGGCGCATACACACTTGTGGGTGGCTACGACGACACGGCCGGCCCCAAGGTCGCACTGACCGCCGATGATCTTGTCGGCGCTCCCGGCAGCGCCAGCCCCTACGTGTGGTCGCCGGCTCCACCATCGCGCGAGCGTTTCAACATCGTTCGCGGTCGCTTTGCCGATCCCGCGAACCTCTACCAGCTAAGCGATTGGGGCGAGCCAATCGAGCAGCCCGCGCTTGCCGACATGGTGCCCCGCACGATGCCGCTCGATCTTGGCTGCGTCTCACGCGCCGAAACCTGCCAACGCATCGCCAAGCAATTTCTGCTTCGCGAATACAAGACACCGGGCAAGTTCAGCGCGACGTTCGGCCCTAACGCATTCGCTGCCCAGGTCGGCAGTCTCGTCACCCTGACCATCCCCAAGGAGGGCTGGAACGCGAAGCTGTTCCGCGTCGAGGATCAAACCGAGACGCACGACATGTTCTACCAGATGACGCTGCGCGAAGAGAGCGCGGCCATCTATGCGTGGGATCGAGAAGAGAAGCCGCTACCGCCGAACATCCGCCCCGAGGGCTACAATCCCAACGATGTCCTGAAGCCGGAGAACCTAAGCCTCACGAGCGAGAGCTACGAGGGCGCGAACCACTACAACGTCTCCGAAGTCCATGTCTCGTGGACACCCGAGGATAGCGGCCGTGTCTCCGGCATCCATATTCAGAGCCGCCCCGTGGGTGTGTCGGGTTGGTCGGAGCAGGCCGCGCTTCACGATCCCGTGGCTGGCATCTTCACGTTCACCAGCAACGCGCCCGGCATCGACATCGAGGTCCGTGCGCGCTTCCGCATGTCGAACGCGATCTACGGTCCTTGGGTCTCGGCAACCATCGGCACCGCTCCCGTCACGGTCGTCACCGATTGGGAGAACATCACCGACGAGAGCGGCACGCGCCCGGCCCCGAACGCAGACGTCACTGGCGACAACACGTCCAAGGACACGCACGCAGTCGGTGGCAAGCCGGCGACGGAGATCAGGCAGGAACTGGACTACCTGAAGGCTGGTGGCCTTTTGGACACCACGGCACCGGGCGTTCCCACCGGCCTCGTTCTTACGAGCAGCCTCACCAGCGGCATCGCTAAAAGCGACGTGGGCGCCGCGCACCGAGAGCGATCTGGCAGGCTACATCATCTCCGTGCGCCAGGGCACAGGTCCGTTCACCGAATACTTCACGACCACCAACACCTATGAGTGGCTCGCCGTCGCCCGCAACACGACCTACGAAGCTAAGGTGCTGGCCTATGACAAGGCGAGCAATCGTTCGCTCTTCAGTGCGGTCGCTTCCCGCGCAACGGAGCGGGATACGGTTCCGCCCGCTGCCCCTACTGGCCTTACCGGGCAACCCGGCTTCAACTTCATCGGTATGACCTGGACGAACCCAGCGGACGCGGACCTCGCCCATGTCGAGATTTGGGGCGGCAGCACGGCGAACAGTGCGAATGCCACGCGGCTCGCGTCTGTATCGGCCTCGCCAAGCACGCAGAGCAGCTACATCCACTCCGGCCTAGCGAACGGCTCAACGCACTACTTCTGGGCCAAGGCGGTGGATACGTCGGACAACGTGTCGCCGTTCAGCGCCAGCAGCGGCGCTATCAAAACCGTTCTCATCGACATCACCGATGTGGCACCCGCCGTGAACACGGGCATCACACGAACTGTGGACGTGCTGCCAAATCCAACGGGCTGGACCGGCGGCCCATTGGTGTTCCTTAAGACGGACGGCAAGCTCTACCGTCTCGTCAGCGGAAGGTGGACGGCGGAGGTTTCGCCGGTCGATCTAAGCGAGCTAATCACGGCTCCGTTCATCGACAGCAAGGGTCTCGATGTTCGGGATGCCCAGGGCAACATCATGTTCGGCAGCGACGGCCTGATTTCGCCGGGCGCGACGATCCCCGTGAACGGCACGCCCGTATCGATCAGCACCATCGCCAGCAACGCCCTCACGCCTAGCCTTCACTTCGTAGGCGAGTTTGCCAATCCTCCGACGCAGGCGCAGCTAGGCGATCAATGGCGTCAGAACGCCGTCTATAAGAACAGCATGGATGGGCGCAGCTACGTCCTGACCGGCGACCCGCTCGACTGGTTGATCTACCTTGAGGATGGCCAGAGCTTCTACGTCACCATCGAGAGCAGCAACGGCACTGTGTTCCGTGTCGGTCAGTCGAAGAGCACGACCCTCAAAGCACGCCTTTTCAAGAACGGCGCGGAGGTAACAGAGCAAGTGCCTGACCATTGGTTCGGCTGGCGTCGTGTTTCGGGCATCCCTCGTTCCGCACCCGACGATGATGCGACGTTCAACACACGCTATCGTCAGGGTTACAAGAACATCGAAGTCACCATTGATGACATCTACGCTCGCGCGACCTTCTTCGTGGACATCAACAACTAATCTGCCGCCGCCTCGATAAGTAAGCGGACGCATACTTACGCCTGTCGCTCTTGTTCGACGGCGGGAACAAAGACAGGAGAGATATGGCACTCGTTTCTACAGGTCAGCTAACGATCGTTGATAACAACGACGCACGCTCGATCACCGCCGAAATCGCTGCGAACCCCGGCACGCAGCAAATCTACACCAAGGACGAAAGCCTTGTCGTGTTCACCCCCAACTGGACGACCATCAACAGCAACGCGGGTCTCGAACTTCGTGCCCGCGTGTTCGCCGCCGCCGCTGGCGCTCCCGAGGATATCACCGGCCAGCTATCCAACCGGGCGTGGTCCTACGTCGAAGGTGGCGCAGCTATCGTCACTGGCGCAGCACCAACTACCGACTTCGAGACCGGCGGCACACTGACGGTCACGCACTCCGCGACGGAGAGTAAGCTGGTCGTGAAGGCCAACCTGAAGGTCGATAATCCGCCTGAGACCATCTGGTTTAGGGGCGACTACACCGACCCTGTTACCGGTCTAGTTTCGCGCATCATCAAGTCCATCACGCTCACGCAGGTCCGCACGGGCACCAACGCCGTTTACATCAACATCAACTCGCCAGACGGCAACATCCTAGAGCCGAACGCCGGCAAGAACACCATCCGCGTCAACGCAGACCTCATCCGTGCGGCAGGCGTGGACACATCCGTTACCTATCGCTGGTTCCAAAGCCCGTTCAACGCGGCCGACCAAATCGACGGCAATCTCTCCGGCGTCCAGGCCAATTACGGTCTCCTGACCACGGCACAGGTCACGAGCAACGTCGCTGGAACGCTCGGCCAGTTTAACGGCGCGGCGATCACCACGACCAACGTGCCTGACGCGGGCTGGACTGATGCTAAAGGCCTCATCATCAACCACACGGCCGTCACCGACATCGCCAACTTCAAGGTCGAAATCCGCGACAGCGATGGTAAGATCTACCAGAGCTTCTTCGCTGTCAGCGACGTGTCGGACCCTTACGAGGTGCGCCTAATCTCAACAGCAGGCGACAAGCTACAGAACGGCGTGGGTTCCACCGACGTTTACCCGCAAGTCTATTACGGCGCGAAGAAGGTCAACGCAGTCGCGGGCTGGTTCTTCGATTTCACGTTCTGGGATCGCGATGGCCAGCGCGCAGCGTTCGTGGATACGACCCGCACGGCCCTTGCTGGTGGTCGCTTGATCAGCGCGAACACCGCCACGACCTTCACCTACAGTGGCACGGCGATCACCTTCGCAGCAGGCGACATCATCAAGGCTGTGAACGCGGGTGTCGCGGAGTATTTCGAGGTGGCTTCGGCAACTGGCTCGACAGTAACGGTGCGCGCGCCAACGTCGAACCCATGGCTCAAGAACAACGTGCCAAACCTGACGGCCAACAAGTTCCTAAGCGGCAGCATGTTTGTTTGCCGCCACACTATCAGGACCAACGGCACCAACGGCCCTGACACCGACAGCAAGATCGTCGTCACTGGCGACGACATCGACGCCAAGGGCGTGATCCAGTGCGAGGCAATCCAGCCGTAAGCTGAACGGACTGCGTGTGGCGTCGAATACGATAAGTATTCGATGCCACAGCACGTTTCCACAGGTCAAATCGCGATCGTCGATGTAAACGACGGTCTCTCCGCAACCCTCACCAACAACAGCGTTGTTCTGCCGGCCGACGCCGCAGGCACCGTCAGTTCTTACACGGGCGCAGATACCACCTTCACGATCTTCGAGGCGGGTAAGGATACGTCCCCGCTATGGGGCTTCTACGTCTCGGCGCTTGGCTCCGGTATCACCTACCGAGATGTAAACGACACTGCGAACCGATCGGACGTAGGCCCAACCAACGGCGTCCTGGACACCAACTACCTCCGTGTCACCAGCCTCACCACAGGCGTCTCCTACATCGACATCACTGCGACCAAGGCCGGCCAGCAGAACATCGTCCGGCGCTTCAGCGTCGCCAGGGCTAACGCGGGCTCGCCGGGTGCGGCGGGACGACGCGGCACCCTGACGGTGACGCGCGCAATCTCGGGCGGCGCTTGGCTTGATAGCGAGGCGACTACCGCAATCGCAGGCGTGGGCGGCGGCGCTCCGATCAACGGCGATATCGCGACCCTCTTCCGCGCCTCTCCCGTCTTCAGCGAAACGCGCGTCTTCAACGGCACCGCTTGGGTCTCGCTCGCAGCTTACATCGCGGGCTCGCAGATCATCGAAGGCTCGGTCAACGCCAGCAAGTTGATCGCCGGCACAATCCAGGCAGTCCATATCGCGGGCGACACAATCGAAGGCCGCAACATCAAAGGCCTGACAATCGAGGGCAACAACATCAAGGCCCTCACCCTGACGGGCAATCACTTGGAAACAGGCTCGATTAAAGCGGCACAAATCGGTGCGGGCGAAATCGTCGCGACGAAGCTGGCGATCGGCAACACGGACAACATCATCCCAGATGGCGATATTCAGGATCGGGTTTGGTGGACGGGTGATCGTGCCGGCACTTCGCTACAGGCACAGAACGGCGCTTGGACCTTCCGTAATGCGGTGCGGTTTGATGTTGGCTTCAACGCCGATTACGTGACGCCCTTCTTCCCCGTGGAAGTTGGCGCGACCTACAAAATCAGCGTGGGCCTATATGCCAGCGTGGACTTCGCCGGCCGCTTCAATCCGACGATCCACATGCCTGCCACAGCCGTTTACTCGCTTAAGAGCGGATCAAATTGGCCCACAGAACCAAACGGCGCCAATGCCACTCACGGCATTACGGCTGGTGAATATCTGAGCGAGCATTCATTCACCTTCACAAATCCGACATCCGTCAACAACAACAGCAACCGGCAGTGGCAGTTCAGGTTCAACGGCGCGATCACCGCGGGCTACGTGGAGTTCATGGTCAAGATAGTGCGTGTCGGAGACGGCACGCTAATCGCCAATGGCGCGATCACGACCAACCATCTCACCGTCAACACGCTGAACGGCGACCGCATCCTTGCGGACAGTCTCGACGCCAACAAGATCAAGGCAAACTCGATCCTTGCCGGCAACATCACGGTCAGCGGCTCGGGCACGCTTTCCAGCGCCTTCACGTCCTCGACCTGGACTGGCACCACTGGCCGCCCAACCACACTTGCGGGTCTCAACAGCGCGGAGGGCACCAAGCTAACTGGTATCGCCGCTGGAGCAACAGTCGGCGCACCTGTCGGAACGCTCGTAGCTGGCACAGCCGCGGCTACTGTCGCATCCAACGCAGCTACTGGCGCGCAAGACCCTGCGACCCGCATCAACGGCGCATCGACCACGATCAATCCGGGCAAAATCCTCATCCAGGGCGGGACGACCCTTGATAGCTGGCGCGACCAGACGGAAATTCGCGGCGGCGCGATCAAGGCCAACAGCATCAGCGCAAGCAAGCTGGATATCAACTCGCGCGGTATCAACATCGAGGGTCTGGACTTCCAAATCGGATATGACCGCGGCTCTCTTGAGCTGACTTGGAACAGCGGCTGGCTACAGTGGCTGAACGATAGTGGCGCAGCACAGGCCGTCAACATCGCAGCAGGTAGCACTTACGGCGTTAGCAAGCGTTGCTTCGTCTATTGGAACCAGGGCGAGACCTTCTTCCGCGTTCACACCCGCGCAGAGGATATCGTCGCCGACCAGAACGCGGTCATGATCGCGGTGTATATGGGCGGTTCAACCTATTCCGCGCACTATGGCGGCACGGTGATCGACGGTGATCGCATCCGCACCGGCACCATTGATGCCAATCGCCTGAACGTGACCAGCTTGAGCGCCATCAGCGCCAACATCGGACTAATTAGAACAGCACCCACGGGCCAGAGGTCGGAACTCGATAACAACGGCCTCAGGGTTTATGATGCGAACGGCACCCTCCGCGTTCGCTTGGGAGTGTGGTGATATGGCAGCAGGACTACAAATCTGGGATGCGAGTGGCAACCTGATCTTGGACACAGAAAGCATGGTTCTCAAGTTCGTCACTGGCATGACGATCACGGGAACCGGCTCGGTGAACGTGGACAACTACGTCGCCGATCGAGGCACTTCCACCGTTGTTCCAGTGACGCTGCCCGAAGCCTCGTCGGGTAAGCAAACCACAGAACCGGGTTTCTCGGTCAGCGGCTCGACGTTGAGCTATACGCAACAGCGATCCGACTTCCACGTCCACTCGCGCCTGAATGTGATGCTGGTCTGATGGCGGCAGGTTTTCAGACATTCACCGCGGATGGCAAGTTACAGCTAGACAGCAATACCCTGATGTATGGTTACGTGGGCAAGGTCAGTTGGACCAATACCCTCGACGCGGCTGGCCGCGGTTTCGCTTATCATGCGTCTTTGCCCGAACACCAGATGGCAGCGATCAGTTGCGGAACACTGGCGGTCAGTATGCCTAAGGCGTCACCCGACTACACCGACAACGCCAATCCAAATGGCCTCAGGACGAGTGTCTTCCTCAACACAGAGAATGGCGCGCCAAACTCGACCCACACCTTCACGGTTTACCTGTTCAAGCAATACAGCCTCTTGCCGACTACGAACGCGGGTTTGACGCTACACAATGACGCCGGGGTTCGGACATTCGACGCAGGCTACCGACCGTTGAAGGTAGCAGGCGCGATCCCGATTACCGGCATGACGGCGACAATGGACGACTTCTACTCGGTGTCGGGTGGGTCCACGGCCTTCATGCTGTATGGCACCGTCCTGCGGGAGATCTATCCGCCGGGGCCGCCGGCATCGTCGGGTGACGCTGTTTTCACGAACATCGGCTTCAATGCCGCGGTGCCAGCGGTCAGGAACGTAAGCGGAGGCTTTCGCATCAAGAACCTAGGCGACCACCTTCAAGGCTACGGCTGGACGGCAGGCAACGTGTTCAACGGCGGCGTGGTCGTCGTGGATGTGACCGGATATTAGGCCCCGTGCGGCGTGTCGCAGGCTTTGGGCTACCCGACTGCCCGAAATGGCCGAACTGCGTTGAGCGACGCTCCTAGGGCTAAATAGGGCTACAATGTCGGAACAGCTAAGCGCGGACGCGCACCTCACTCCCGATGCTCCGGCTGAAGCCGCACCGTCGAAGTCCTTCCTGAAGCGCGCTGGTTCGGTTGCGCTCGATCTCGCCAAGCGCGCGTGGCGGCTCGATGCCGTGAAGAGCATGGCCCTGACCTGGGCGATCCGCTTGTCTCCGGTTGGTGGCGCGATCGTCGTCAGCATTATCGACAGCTACGTGGGTGGGGCTTGATGGACGATCACTTCGATCACGCAAAGACGGCCGGCGATCTCCTGTCTGGCGTCGCGGCGCTCGGCGCGCTTATCCAGTATCTGCCCCAAGTCGCCGCCGCCGCTTCGCTACTCTGGTCAATCATCCGCATCGTGGAATGGGCCGTGCTCAAGTTCAGCCCCCGCGATCACGAGCGCAAATCCTAATACCGAAAAGCGACTTACTCCCGGCGATCGCGCATTCGTGGTTCGCCTTTTTACAGCAGATTGACCGAGCCCAAGTCATCCACGCTGAGTAGCTCCGTCAACTGGATCCCGGCTATACCGTCTTGCGACCAACGCACCACGCCGCGGCGTTGGATCTGCGGATTGATATGTAATCTGACCGCAAGGCCGGGACGAAAGCGGCCATCATGGACCACCTTGGCACCCCGCTGCGAGACGTCCCGCAGTCTAACTATCTGTATGCCCAGTTCGCTTGATGCGAGGATACGCTTCTCTATGGGCAAGCGAAGTTGCCGAGCGCCCGGTGCGCGGCGCTCGTCACGTAGGCGTTTCAGCAGCGCGGGAGTGTCAATCCGCTCGATGAGCTTCAGGCCACACCAGTCCCCTTGTCGCCATACGGCGTTGCCGGTGAGAGAGCACGCTTCCGAGAGGTCAACGGTCACTTCGTCACCCAGAAAAAGGTCGAGCCTTAGCGAAAGCATCATGCCGTCGTCCGAGAGGTTCAACACTCTGGCAAGACCTTGATCGCCGCGGGCGAGCACTCGCGCGACGCAATACACCGTCACAAGGCGCGGCCCATCGCGGCGATCGGAGCTGCCTTCCTCCGCGTCTAACGCGTTTTCGAACTTCGCGTGAATGCCGCTAAACTCGTATCCCATCGAATATCCCACCATTGGCCGCAAGCCCGAGTGACGGATCGGTTATCTCAAACAGCAGTTTATCTCTAAGCAACTGATTTGAGTTCACATTTACACATTCTATGGATCGGCCTGCGTGGCGAGCCAGGCTTGCTTCTGGTCCTTCCGCGTCGGGAATTCAGGGCCACGAACAGTCATCTTCGACGCATCGTAGGGCTTCTGAAGCGCCACCACCTCGTCGTATGAGCCGCGCAGCCACGTATCCACGTCTTCGGGTTCGAGGATCGTGATCATCGCCTTAGGGTGGATAGGCGCGACCAGCTCGTTGGGGGCGCACGTTACCATCGTGAACCCCGCACCATTCTTGGTGTGCTGCCAGAACCCCGCAACGGCAAACACGTTTTGGTCTGTCACTTCGAACCACATCTCACCCTTTAGGGGCGGCTTGCCATCCGCGAGGTCGTGCTTCTCGGGCGTGAATTCTGCGAACTCGGTCAGCGGCACAAGGCAGCGGTTCTCAGGCCTTTCGGCCAGCTTGCGCCATTGCGGCAGCTTCAGATTGCGGACGTTCGTCATCGGCCACGCCGCCTGACCGCCGAGCACGTCCCACGTCATCACGTCCCAGGCACGCTCGCCATCCTGCTCGCGAACCACATAGTTTCGCGACTTGGGGCGTAGCTCGACCGGGTTGAATCTGTTGTCGCGGGGTCGCTCACTGAACAGCTTCGCGGCTGATCCCCAGAGCGTGTCAGGCTCTCGCTGAAGGCGCGCTCGATTACACATCGGCAAAGGCTAGCCCGCCCGTGCGAACTCGACAACACGCGCATGAAGCGCGGCGGCGCTTGCGACGATCGTTTCGGGAACGATTTCAGCGGAAGCGCATTCTTCCGTAGAAGCAACTCGTGACGCAAGGCATCAATGACAAGCGCGGATCAGCCCTTCTCAACTCTGGTTCGGAAGCTCCGGCTTCTTACTCCGCTCAGTCCCGAAGATGAAGCAGCCGTAGCGGCGTTGCCGCACCGCGTCAGTCGCATCTCTTGGCGCGAATACTTGGTGCGAGAAGGCTCTAAGCCCCAGGAGTGCTGCCTCCTCGTTGATGGCTTTGCTTCTCGGAGCAAGTTAGCAGCAGATGGCGCGCGCCAGATCGTGTCCTTTCATATCCCCGGCGACATACTGGACCTTCAACACCTCTTTCTTGAGCGTGCCGACCACAACATACAGGCTGTCTCGGACGCCACGGTTGTCTGGCTTCCCATGCCAGCGTTGCGCGAACTAGCCGAGCAGCGTCCGATGATTGGAAGGGCGTTCTGGCGCGACACCTTGATCGACGCTTCGATCTTTCGCGAGTGGGTCCTTAACGTGGGCAGAAGAGATGCGAAAACCCGCATCGCTCACATGCTTTGCGAATTCATCGTGCGCTGCCAAGCCGCCGGCCTCGGCTCTCCCGAACGGATGAAGTTACCTTTTACGCAGGAAGAAATCGGTGACGCGACGGGTTTGACATCGGTTCATGTGAACCGAATGCTTCGCGAGTTGGATGAGGATGGAGTGATCCGGCGTGATGGCCGCTCCATCGAGGTTCAGGATTGGGATCGCTTCCGGCGTGTCGCCGACTTTGATCAAGCGTATCTTCACGCCGCCGCCGCGTAATGTAAACTGAGTGAGTTTTCTGCGATGGGACGTTACTTCCTCCATCTTCATGAATGCGGCCGCGTGCTGAACGATTTAGAGGGATTTGAATGCGCTTCGTTGAGCGAAGCCATAGCGGTGGCGTTAAAGAATGCTCGTGACGTGATGGTTGGCGAGTTGCGCGAAGGAAGGCTCTGCCTTGGTTGCTACATCGCAGTGGCCGACAGCACTGCTCAAGAAGTGGGCCGGATCAACTTCCGCGACGCAGTGTTGATCACGGGATAGTCTGACGGGCTCACGTTGACCGCAGGGGCGGGTAAAAGTCGTCTGGTCCGTCGAGGGTCATTTCACCTGCGACGCGCTTCTCCGCCCGTGCGAGCCGGCCCTTGTCGGTCCGTTCAGCTTGAAGTGCCATCACATCCCACTTCGCCGCGGCAGCTTCATATCGATCGCGCACATTCGCGAGCGGACTGTCGCCATAGGTAGCGCGCAGAGCAGCCGCCCGAGCACGACATTCGGCTGAGCTATCGGACATGGTCGTTCCCCTTCGCGCGCTACAACGCACGAGAGGTTGTTTCGGCCTCGAACCTAGCTGTTCGGCCGCCTTGCCTCATCACGTCCCTGCTTTTCGCGCGCGCCCTGCTCCGCTTGGACCTTCTGGCCCTGTGCCTCCGTAGCCTTCGCCAGCAGCTCGTCTGATATGTCCAACGCCGCCTCTGGCGTCACCGCGACCGACACACCGTCAGGCCCATCGACATAAACGACGCCCTCTTCGGCCGTAACATGCGAACTCTCGTCGTAGACTTTGGCCATTATCGCACCCTTGGAAAACACCCTATTTCAACGCAGAGGATGGGGAACGGATCAGAGAGAGTTGGCTAATCAAGATCAAGGATCATCTATCCACGAGATCCACCATCAATTTCGGGAACTCGACTCGGGACTTAGGACTCCGATCGTCATTGCTACCAAGTTCCAGACCGCTGACGAGATGCGCGACATGCTGGCCCACATCATCGCGGGCGTGGCCGGTGGCGCTGAAGAGACATGGCGCGAGCGCGTCTCGGTGGAGAAGGTGCCCATCTGGAAATTCGTGCGGCACAACTGGCTTGCTCATCCGAGAGGCACCGCGAAGCAGCGCGGGGTGATCGAGAAGGCCGTCGAGATCGTCCGCGCTGAGCATCCCTATGTAATTTAGCTGCGCTTCGACCTTCTCTCGGCATTCTGACGTCGGCGCTCGGCCTTCCGTTCTGCGCTCCAAGGCTGCTTCGTGGTGCCCTTAAGCGCCTCGCTCAGTGCGGCCTTATGATCGTCGCTCTTCGGCATGCCTGTCAGGGTCTTGGAAATCGCTGCGCGGTGATCCTCCCGTAGGACGTCCCCAGGCTTGGGCTTGTTGATCGCGTCGCTCTTCATTCGCGAGCAGATGAACGCCGTCGTCTTGTCGTAGATACCAGACGATCGAGCCGCGTAGCTTCGCCACGTCGCGACATAAGCGTAAGGATTGTCGCGGTCCTGAAGGCCGTTCAGCCGATCCTCCTCGACGGCGCTTTGAAGGCTGGCAAGCTGCCGTTCTTCGAACAAGTCGAGAAAATGGGCGAAGGGTAGGTCAACGCGATGGCCAGCAGCCAGCTTGCGCGATACGGTGGTAGCATGCCACGCTCGCAGATACGCCAGCAGGTCGTCTGATAGATCCTGCCTCACGCCGCACCTCCATTGGCGAGCTTGAACAGCATGGCACTGTCGGGATCGCTGAAGTGGAAAGTCACGTGATCCGGGTCGTGCCTCGTCAGTTCGAGCACGCGATCAACGGCCTTGCCGATCTCCTCGATTAGCTCTGGCACCGGCACGACGCAGCCGCAGGCTTCATCAAACACGCGGAGGTGGATGGGGCTGTAGCCGGCATGAGCCTCCGCTGAGACTTCGATGCGAACTTCGCCGGCAAGAGGACTGATGCTGTGAAGGATCGCATGACACTCGCGTCCCCAGCCATCCAATTTGGCAAACGGAAGCGTGACTAGATAATCGATGTTCATGATGTGGTTCTCCAGTTGGGTTGACCCTTGGGAGAGAACCACCAATCCCAAGGGTCATCACGGCTAACATGAGCCGCAATCTCTACAACGCGTCTTGTGGTTCTCGGCGTCGATCTAGTTTATCGAGAGCGGCGATGCGGATAACCATCGCGTTAATGACACTATGCTGCCGTGGCATTCGATTCGTCTATAATCGTCTTGAGCTTTGCTCTATATATTAACCGCGGATCGGCGACGAACTAACTGGCGAACCATAGACTAGGTATATTACCCGTAGGGGTAATAAACCCAGCCCATGCCTCCCCACTAAGATCATCACCAATCCACGACGCTGCGCTGTTTCGCGCGCTCTTCGCACGTCTCCGACGTTTGCTCAGATCGGCTCACCCGCTGGCGTGTTAGTTTTCAGGTAGTCGTCCTGGCTTACGCCAGAACCAGCTGTCTGCGACGCCATCGCTCCGCTCCTCGCCAGGAGGCGGGAAAGAGAAGTGTGGCTGCGCCGAGGAAGGCGGACCGGGTGGATGAAGCCCGCAAAGACAGGCCAACAGAGCGACCCGGCCTTGCCCTTGCGGGCTTCGCTCAGGGCTGATCCGACCAGAGGGGTAGTCGGATAGCCACGAGATCTCGTGGCGTCGCTAGCCCCCGCCAAACGCCAGTTTGAGCAGCATGGCGTCTTGTGGATCGAGGTCGAACAGCCTGATGAAAATCGCCGTGCCATCAGGCGCGCGGAGCACCTGATACTCCCGGCCGCTCGGCCACGTCATTGTGGCCTCCGGTTCGGGCACCGACGCATAGCCTTGCCGATCAAGCCAAGCGATCAACGTGTCGGCCTCCCCGTGCGCGAAGCTGTCGAAGAAGACCTGATGGCCGTCCAATCGACACGTGTGGGTCGCCATCATCATGCGTCCTCCCCGCAATCCTCGATCACCCACTTGAGCAGGTGCTTCTGGCGCGCGCGTTCGGGCGTCTCTTCAGTCGGGTAGAAGCAATGTGGGGCTGGTGCGAGACCCGGAAACTCCCACGCCCACCGACTATCCATCGGCTTGTGATCGAACCATAGACGCTCGGTGGCGCTAAGAGCGTCCCAGTTCCTCTGGCACGTCTCTCGCCATCTCTCAATGTGCTCGCCATGCCAGAACCATCTATCAACTAAAAACTGTTCATCCGAGGAAAGTGGAGGATCGAATGGACCTAGTTCATTGTGGCGTTCCACCAGCGCCTTTACGCGCTGGAAATGCTTCTTGCGGTAGTTCTCCGAGTAGTTGCTTTCTCGTCGCGCAACCTCCAGATACTGATAGTAGTTGTCGGCTGCCGGGCTGAGAGACGGAAACATCTTGGGGTCGAAGGGGCGCTCCTTTCGGTAGCGCAGCGCCTTGTTCTGCGTCTCGCGGCGCAGATCGAATGGAATATCGAGGGCGATCAAGTCAGCCTCCTTGAAGAGCAGGAAACGATCAGCGGCGAGCGCGGCCAGCATTTCGCTGGCACGCGCCTTTCTCGCACTCGTCATTCCTCGTTCGCGTCCGCGTCAGCGTCCTCGCTGGTGTCGACGGTCATGGCTGCTTCTGCGGCCCACCGGTCGGCCAAGCGCTCGGTCAAGGCATCTTCGCCCTCGATGATCGAGCAGATGTCCAAGCCGTGCGGCTCGACGCGAACGAGCGCCAACCGGTATTGACCTAGCTTGGCCTTAGGAATGTCGAGTGACGCGTTCTTGACCTTGGCCATGGGCGCGACCCGCTTCGCCGTCTTGCGGTTCTCCGCAAGTTCCACCTTCGAGAGCGGCTTCTGCTTGTTCTCGACGCTCTTCAGGATGCCGCCCGACTTGCCAGGATGATTGAGGATCACCTGACGCAGGTTCTCGCGCGGATATTTGGCCTGGTTGGCGAAGAAGATGCGGTAGAAGCGGCCCAGACGCTCGTCCCGGCGCCTTGGCACAAACCATGAAGTCGTGCCGTCCGCACGGGTCTTCCAGTCGCCAAGCTGTAGCTTGGCAATCTGCCCCAACAACTTCACGTTGTCGGTCTCGGGCACCATCTTGGCCGCGGACAGCGCCCGATAGAGCATCGGCTTGTTGTCGAGCCAATCAAGGGCGTTGCCGTAGCCAAGCGACATGAGGGCGGCGTTGTCGTCCTCTTCCGCGTCCTTGCGGGTGGCCTCGCCAATGAGGTTGTCGGTGAACTGCCGGCGCACCAAGAGCAGGCACTGCGTCAGCGTCTGCTCGACATCGACCTCCGACACCTCTTCGAAGCCGACGCGCTCCAGGTTGTCGTTGATGTGCGGCTCGCCATCCACACTTGTGGGTGGCACGATCGTCAGGGCGCTCTCGGTGAGCGGCGTGAAGCTCTCGTCAGACGTGGACGAGGCAGGAACAATAGCGTTTGAAGAAGTCATAGTGGTGGTGGCTCTCTAAAAGCCAACACACAGACATGGGGAGCGATGAAACAGATATACGGCACCCACCACGCCTGAGCGTTGGTAAGATGCCGTGTTCGACGGCGAAGGGTCGGGAGTGTTTTCCTCCTAAAAGGCCATTTCAAGTAGCGGCGGACCGCATACTGATGACGCCAACCGGAACGCATCCGGCGACGAGCCTTAACCGACGGCCCGGGTGAAACCCAGGAATGGCAACAGCGAGACCGAAGTCTTAGTTTGCCCAACCACGCTGGCTTATATCATCGCTGCCAGCGCCGAACGAGAACCCTTCTAGCCGAACTTCAGAGTATGGCAAGCGTTATTTTCACCGTTAACCATCAATTGTTCGACCCCCACCAATATAGCCCGACACACACACTTGTGGGTGGGGTCGATCGATAGGAGCCGAGTGGTTGTTCGGTGGAAACGGCGAGGATCGGTTAAACGACTACTTCACGAGACCTTTGGTGTATCGACCGTTCCTCATGGTCAGGACATCTCCGCGCATACGCGGATCGAAAGATACATGGGTCCACGTCCCTTCTTCTATCAATTGGTCGAACTTGATCCCTGCGGCGACGATTGCGCGGCAGATATCCAGCGGCGTCATGCCGGCAACGCGGAAATCCACTGCGTAACCCTGGCAATGCGCCGACGTGGGCACGCCACCGACTTTGCGGTTCACCAGCGCGCTTCGATAGGCTGAGTTGACCTTGATCGGCTTGCCCAGAGCGGCACGGACCTTTTCCATGCCGGCTGCGGCGACCTTCAGGTTGGCGAGGTGGGCGGCGGTTGGCTGATTGTCGATGCCCGTCGAGGTGACGGTCATTTCAGCCAAGGTGAAATGCGGAGATAGGTTTGTCATCATCTATCTATCAAACCGCCGGTTCTTGACCCGTTTGACCCGACCTTTCGCAGCACCTTGATAGATAATGGACACAAGGGAGAAGGAGCACCCAAATGTCAGTTATCGAGATTACCCGATTTCACAGCGGAGACCGCGGCTACAACAAGGCAGACGCTTCCAAGGTGCCGCTCGATACGAGCAATCGACTTAGCGCAGTTGTCCAGCACGTTGAGAATGCCGTCGCGCAGCTTAGGTTCGGCCAAGGTGAACCACGCGGGCTTAGCTTCGCGGCCTATAAGGGCACCCGCTGCGTCAACAAGGACGCGAATATCACAGGTGTGTATGCGCTGGCGCTAGACTATCGGGTCGAGCAGTTCGAGGCCCTGACGATCGCCGCCGAACGACTTGGCTACGCGCACCTCTTCATTCAAACCGAGAACCGCGCCCGCACCTTGAACGCCGTCACCCTCGTGATCCCCTTCGCGGCACCGCTGAGCGTCAGCCAATATGCGCGCATTGCGAGTTGCTTCGCCGCCGAGTTGAACATCTACGGCCTGTTAGAGGGCGCTCTAGCGGCTACTCACATCGTCAACGTCCACGCCACCACGGCGACCGCATTCGTTCGCGGCGAACTGCTGGACGCCGAGGCCTATATCAAGCGCACCGCGAACCAGTTCCAGCGTCAGGATGCCCGCAAGTATGAGGGCCAGGAGTCCATTGGCAGCAAGGCGGCTCGCGCACAGGTCGAACGCCCCTTCTACACCACCGACGATGGCCTCTGGGAAATGCCGCTAACCGATGCGGACCTCATCGTTCTGAAGGCCCACAAGGCAATCCACGGCACGGTTCCTGACCTGACGCCATACGGCCAGATCATCGATGACGGCAGACCATAGGCTGAGCGGTAATTGGACAGTCCGCTTCCAAGAACCAGAGAACCGGCCGCGGCGTCCCATATTGGGAGGAAAGCGGACTTTCGGCGAGGCTCAGCGCCAGCTACCATCTGATGCGAAGGCGAGCGCAATCGCGAACATCAGCACCGAAAGTAGGGCGCTGTAAGAAGATACCCATGTCGCGCATGATCGGCGGGTTGATCCAACTTCGCTGCCTCGGCGGACCCGGATCGCGCCAATCAGAAGAGCTGCCCACAGCACTCCCAAAACGATGATAATGTAGTCACCTTCGCCAGCGACAGCCATGATCGGAAGCGACGCGATGGCTGGAAGCGCGGTCCACGGCCCCGCCGCATACATCCCGACCAGCCGGGCGCGTGACGTACGTCGGTCAAGCCGTTCGGCTTCAAGCCAATCATCCGGTCCGATCCGTGCCATGCCTTTCAATAATCATTGATCGCTGAAGTCCGCAATTGGGCGTAAGCGGAAACTCCGCCTTCGGGCACCGGCGCGGTAATAGCTGCCGTTCCGCTTTCGGGAAGCGCCTCAACCACCCCTGATGACTGGAATGGGTGGTTAGCTGCCGGTCGCGGATGAGACCTCGACGATCGCCCGTCTATCGACCCGAGCGATAACCACCGCCGCAATCGCAACGACGCCAAGCAACGGCAGCCCGACGAAAAACGGCAACAGCCCAACTGATAGTGTTGCTGCGGTCCATCTCTCGTCCAGCATCGCCTGCTGAGAAGCTTGGAAGCCGCCGAAATAAAAATAGCCGAGCGCTGCCAGCGCGACGATGAACAACGCGATAGCACTGCGTGTCTTAGCTCGCTTGTTTGCGGCACCACAGATGAGAGCAGCGCCTCCAAACGGCACGAAAAGAAACACCACCCCGACGATGGTCAACGATGCCCAATACAAGTGCTCGCCAACGGCATTGCTGAATGTATCTCCCGCGATTGTCATTCGCGCGATCAGGTCAGACCCCGTGACGACGACAATGAAGGCCGCGATTGCGGTAAGCAGGTAAGCCTTCGTAGTCAT